GATGCACGACAACATTCACAACGGCTATCCGGCAATGGGCCGGTCGCAGGCTGTCACTACCAAGCGTTACACCATTCGGCGGTCGTCAGGTGGCTGCCCGAACGGTCGCTGTCCAACGAGGTAATCATGTCACCGACCCGGCAAGCACAAAAGCCGCAGGAAGATGATGGTTTAGGGACGATCACTCGTCTGACTGATCGCTACGGAATCAGCACTGCTTTGCTTGTTTTTGGGGTTTGGTTTGGCTGGAACAACTTCCTGAACCCTCTGATTCAGTCGTATCACGCCAGCATCACTGAGATTGCCTCCACGAACGACCAGTTGAAGGACGTTGCCCGTGAGGTTGGCGACAAGAATGCGACCTTGATTGAGGCATTGTCACTGGAGGTTGGCAAGCTGCGGGACAAGGCTGACGACGTTGGCAAGAATGCCGAAGAGTATTACCGGAGAGCAGAGGCACTTTCTGAGAGGACTGAGCGTAATGTGGAGAAGGTATTGGCGAAGTTGGAAGAACTGGGCAAGCAATAAGATGAGCGGCATTCCAAAGAGTTTGTCCAACGCGGTTGAGCGTTTGGGCATCTCCACGTTTCTGCTGTTGTTTGTTTTCTACTTTGGTTTCACGGCAATAGTCGAGCCCATTGCCGAATCGTACCGTACAATGGTTTCCAGTGTCGCAAAGACAAATTCACTTATTCGCGACGAGATTCAGCGTGACGACGCTAACGACGAGAAGAGGCTTGAAATTGCAACGATGAAGCTCGACCGGATCATTGATCTGCTTGAGGCGTTGCGTGACGAGCGTTCCCGCCCGGTTGGAGAAAGGCATAGATATGGGATGGCTTACGAGAAAGAAAGAGGAGTCGTCCCATCGGATCAGCGATACTGACATTCGCGGTGTATGGGACGACATTGCCCAAGCGAAGAAGTGGTATCCGATTCTTCATTTACTGAAGGACGTAGAGGATTCTCGCACGTTCATTGAGAAGCTTCGATCTCTTGAGCCTTTGGTAGAGTTCATTGTTCGCGTTGGCCTTGGTGCCAGTCCGACGAACATTCTCTTGTTTGAACTCTTTCGTGACTTGGTTGACTGGCTGGACGAGAATCCGCAAGCCTGCGCTCGCTTAGAGCAAGCGATAGCCCTCCAAGACATTCAAAGCTATTGGCAAGACGATGAGTGAGTTGATCCGAGTGTTGAGTGCCCGACTGCCTTCCAAGGCGATTGCCGGTGATTTCGTAGACAAGCGCAGTTTGGCAGATTTAATTGAGGAACAGGCTGGTGTGCCGGTGCAGCAGACTGCCATGGCCCAGCTTCAGGCCAAAGCGTCAGGCAACAGTCCGGTTCCTATGGTCAACAAAATTCAGCTAGACAGGTGATGTCATGTCTGAACTTGACGAGCTTTTGGATCAGCGGGAAGACTCTACTCCAGAGCGTGTCCCGAATCCCGGCTGGCGAACTTGTGACGCTTGCGGGATTCCGAAGCGTCTGTGTGGCAAGAATTACGCCAAACCGCACGGCAAGGACTACGACACGATTTGCAAACCGTGCCGCCGGAAGCTGATCCAGAAGCGGAAAATGGATTTGCTTGAGAGCAATGCTTGCGGCAGCTTCTTGAAGAAGGCTGGTTCTGGTGGCAGTCAGCTTCCGCACATCAGCGAGATGCTGGAGTCGATCATGGGGCTCATGGGCGGCAGCAATGGATTTGCGACTGCGTTGCTCCACCAGTATCACGCTGCCCCAGCCGGCGGTCGCATCCGCACTCAGATTCTCCAGCTAATTGCCAAGCTTACGGAGCGTGTTGCGGAGTCTGGTGCGACGAGGGCACCCGCGAGCTTGATGAGTGACGAAGAGCTTGAGGCTGCGATTGAGGAGCGGATGAAGACTGCTGTGCTTTCGTTTAAGGGGCAGCAAGTGTTGGGTGTTGAGGCCGACATTCCTGACGGTGGCCGCAATGTGGATTTGAGCGGAGTGCGTTCTGCATGAAGGAAAACGGTGTCCTCTCTCGGCTTTCGACACATGCTCGCGAGCAGTTGCTTGAGCTTGAGCGAGAGAAGGCCCGTCGTTCGATTGAGCCGCTTCGTTTGTACCAGCCAAACGATTACCAAAAGCCATTCCACGAATGCCAAGCCAGCGAAATCCTAGTAATTGGAGGTAATCGTAGCGGCAAGAGTTGTGCAGTATTCGTAGAGGTGGCATGGGCTGCAACGGGCACACACCCGGTCGAGGGCAAGTACCCAAAAGAGAATCTCAACATTGCCATCATCGGGGCTGGGTGGCGGCACATTGGCTTAACAGTATTTCCGTACCTGTTTAAGGCTGGTGCATTTTCGATCATTCGTGACGAAGAGACTGGGTTGTGGCGGGCTTACCACCCCATCAAGGACAAGCACCGCAAGGCAGAGCGGAAACCGGCCCCTCCGCTGATCCCTCCCCGTCTGATTAAGAGCCAGTCTTGGGTTCTCAAGTCAGCCAACTACATTCAAAGCTGTGAGCTTCACAACGGCACGACGTTGTGGTTTTTCAGCAGCGAGGGCGATCCTCCGCAGGGCTTTCAGCTTGACCTTTCGGTATTCGATGAAGACCTTTCTAACGAGAATTGGGTTCCCGAGATGCAGGCGAGGCTTGCAGACAGGCGTGGTCGCCTGATCTGGAGTGCCATGCCCCATTCCAAGTGCGATGCGCTGCTTGGTCTAGTTGAGCGAGCCGACAAGGCAGCGGAAGAGGGCAAGGATCACATCAAGAAATTCACCTATCGGTTTCTGGACAATCCCTTCATTGACGATGAAGAGAAGTCTCGGATGATTGAGAGGTGGGCGGCTCTTGGCGAGGACGTTCTTCGGCAGCGGGCCGAGGGTGAGTTCACCTATGACTCATTGCTCTGCTACCCGACGTTCAATATGTCGGTTCATGGGTATGACCGCAGTGAGTTCAAGAACGGCGTTGTGCCTGCCGACTGGTGCCGTTATCTGGCGATTGATCCGGGGCATTCTGTCTGTGCGGTCTTGTTCGCGGCAGTGCCTCCAGACCAGCGGATGGTTCTCCTTTACGACGAGCTTTATCTGCGGAACTGCACGGCTCAAATCTTGGGCCATGAGCTACATCAAAAGGTGCAGGGAGAGCAGTTTCAGGCTTTCCTGATTGACATTCACGGTGCCAACTTGCGTGAGCTTGGCACTGGCAAGACCCCTCAACAGCAGTATACGGAGGAGTTTGTCAAGCGTGGCATTGTGTCGAATGCGACTGGCTCATCATTTATTCCGGGCTCTGACAACATTCAGGCGGGTCTTCAGGCTGTCCGCATGGCGATGCACATTCAGGGTGATGGCGGCACTCTGATGCGGATTTTGCGTGGTGCTTGCCCGAATTTGGAGCGTGAGCTTCGTCGGTACAAGAAGAAAACGATGAATGTCGGCGGCCAGACGATCATTTCCGACGAACCTAACAAGCGTGGTGATTTCCATTTGGTTGACTGTTTGCGGTATTTGTTTGCTTATGAACCCAAATATGTCGCTCCGGTCAAGGAAGTTGAGATGCCGTGGTGGTACGAATGGAAGAAGCGGCGAGACAAGCAGAAGTCTGGGAACGGTTCCATTTACCTTGCCCCCAATTCGTACAGTTTTTCATTTGACGCTTAGTTGCCCGGTTTTGGGTTTTGTGTAGGTTGACTTCCATCGCTTACCAAAGGAGGCACACATGAGCGATTGGAAGCAGCCTGATTTGTCTGTTGGGGACGCGGTTCTCTTTTACGACAACCCGAGCAATCCTGAAGACCCGAGCATGGGTTGGGTGATTGAAAAGCCGGGTGTGCAGACTATTTCCATTCTGGTTTTCACCCAGAGTGCGGGGTTTGTTGAAAAGCGTTCTGTTCGCCATTTGGACGACCCTTTTTGGCAGACATCTGACACGGCAAGTGCGTGGCACCGCTGGGGCTGCTACCGTCCGCACCCGATGACAGAGCTAATCCCTGTTCTTCGGGAGATGGTTTCGGACTGGAAGATTGCGAAAGCCCGTCGCAAAGACGGTTCTGGCGTGAATAAATAGGGCATGAGTGCCATTATTCGCAAAATCGCCAAGACCCCTGCGTGGCAGCGCAAGGCGGGGAAGAACCCGTCTGGCGGTCTGAACCAAGCTGGCCGCGATTCTTACAACCGAGAAACGGGTGGGCATCTAAAGCCTCCGCAGCCACAGGGAGGGGCGAGGAAGAAGTCTTTCTGTGCCCGGTCGGCGGGTCAGGCAAAGATGTTCCCCAAGGCTGCCAAAGACCCTAACAGTCGGCTGAACAAGGCTCGGAGGAAATGGCGATGTTGACGAGCGAATGGATACCCGTGAGCGAGCGGCTGCCGAAGCCGCAAAAAAATGTTCTTCTCAGTAGCACCGACCGGCAATGCAGGATCATGCGTCTGATTGACGGTGTCAGCGACCTCTACTGGGCCGATGATGCAGGACTGACTGCCTTTCTCGAAACCTACGAATACTGGATGCCGCTACCCGAGCCACCGGAGGCGAAGTGATGAGCAACCGCATTAGGAAACTTGTCAAACGGAAGGATGGCACCAAGTCGCAGTTTGGCTTGTGGGATGCGATTCGTGCCAAGCGGGCCAGAGGCGAAAAGCCACGAAAGCCGGGGTCTGCTGGTGCGCCGACTGACGCAGCAATAAGGAAGAGTCAGAAATGATTGAAGACGGCGCAAGTCCAGAAGAGTCGCTTGGTGTTGGCGAGGACTCCCTTGGCCCGCTTCCTCCCGAGCAAGTCTCGCCCAATGAGCTTGAGGATGCTCTTCGGAGCGTGGCAAAGAGTTGGATTTCCAAGCTTGAGCAGGCTGCCAAGCACAAGCGACCTTTTTCGATGGATGCCGAGGAGTGCTTGCATTTCTTTGATGGCTCTTCGGACTGGTTTTGGAATGAGCGGTCGCTGGCCCGCTACTCCAAGGTCGGCACCCCGTCCTTCAAAATGGTCATCAACAAGGCGTATGAGGCAGTCAAGCTATTTGGTTCTGTGATTTACTCTCGGAACCCGGTTCGCAATGTGAACCCTCGCCGCTATCCGGTGGTTTCTCCTGCTGCCTTGGGCATTGATTTGGAGTCTGCGATCAAGCCAGACCCTGCTACTGGCATGCCGCAGCCCCCCGATCCTCTTCTCCAGCAGTTCATTCAGGTATCTGAATCTGTTGGTGTCGATGAGGAGCGGCGAGAGACTCTATCCAAGATCATGGAGAGTTATCTGAACTACACGCCGGTTGCGTTGAATTTCAAGGAACACTGCCGGCAGTATGTTGACGAGGCAATCATCAAGGGCATGAGTTGCCTGTGGACAGAAATGATCGAGGTTGGCGGCGAGGGCGACCGGCCTGTGGCAATGGTCGGCTCTTTCTATGACAGCGTTGACAATTTGTTGTTTGACCCGGACGCGGATGACCAAGAGGGGATTTTGTGGTGTGCCCGCAAGTGCGTCCACCCGGTCAAGGACGTTGCCGAAAAGTACGGCATTTCTGAGGAGAAGTTGCGTGGGAACTTGCAGAGCTATATGTCACGCGATGCGTCTGCCCAGCGTGATTTCGCTCACCGCAAGCGGAAGGGGAAGACGAACGACCTCATCACCTATTGGAAGGTTTATTCTCGGACTGGATTTGGTGCTGACCTGAAGGGGAGCCCGAAAGAGTTTCGGGATATGTTCGACTCCCTTGGCCGCAACTGCTACATCGTGGTCGCGGAGGGTGTGGATTTCCCCTTAAATGTGACGAAAGAGGTTGTTTCGTCGCCGCCGGATGAGTCTGGTTTGCCGGCTGAGTTGTTCACCCGTACCCGGTGGCCGATTCCTTTTCACGCTGACCCCACTCATCCTTGGCCATTCACCCCGCTTCAGTTCACCCGCAAACCGGGATATAGCTGGCCGATTGCTCCCCTCAAGCCGGGTCTGCCAGAGCTTCGGTTCATGAATTGGACTCTTTCGTTTCTGGCGACTCGCCTCATGGTGAGTTGCAAGACGATGGTTGGCGTTGCCAAGGCTGCTGGCGATGACTTGAAAGACCAGATTCTCAAGCATGAAGAGGGTGGATTTTCTCTGATTGAGTTGTCTGAGACTTTGGGGAAGAGCATTGACGAGATCGTGAATGTCTTCCAATTCCCCGAGGTGAATCAGGAAATCTTTCGGGTGGTTAGCTCGGTTGCGGAGATGTTCGACAAGCGGGTTGGCCTCACAGAATTGGTGTACGGGCTTACACGAAATCAATTCAGGAGTGCTGCTGAAGCGCAGGTCAAGGCTGAACAGATCAGCGTTCGGCCTGACGACATGGCCAACGTGCTTGAGGATGCCTTGTCTTTGACGGCGAGGAAAGAGGCTCTGGCATCGCGTTGGCTGCTGGAGCCGGATGATGTCAAGCCTGTGATTGGGCCGCTTGGTGCGATTGCGTGGGAGCAAAGCGTTCAGCGAGCCACCCTTGATGAGCTTGCTCGGTCTTATGACTACCGCATTGAGGCTGGCAGTGCCCGCAAGCCTAACAAGGCTGGGAAGATCGAAGCTTTGCAGATTGCGTTGCAGACGCTTGGGCCGATGCTTCAGCCGCTTGCGATGCAGGGTCAGCCCGATCCTTGGAATGCTTTGGTGACAGATTATCTGTCTGCCATTGACTTGAATCCTGCTCCGTACTTGGTGCAGCCGCCTCCCCCCCCGTCCCCGCCGCCGGGTGCGGCCCCCGGTGAGCCTCCGCCGGGTGCGCCGCCGCCTTCGCCCGGTGGCGGGGCGGCAGGGAACGAACCCCCACCCCAAGGAGTGACTTGATGATTCCTGCTGAGATTGAAGCGGCTGGGCCTGCCGTGAAGGCTCACTATATGTCAATGATTCGGGACGGTCAGACTCCTGCGTTTGCTGCTATGTGTGCGTTGCGGCAGCCTCCGGGCACCAAGGGCACTGAGCGGGCGTTTATGCAAGGTCGATACAACCAAGAGTGGTTGGACGACATGCCAAAGCGTCAGGCCCAATACATTCTGGCCGAGGCCAAGGCTGCGGGGATTGACACGGCGGGACGCTACTACTGTTCCGGCATTGCTGACAAGCGGGGGTGGTGCGACCCCGAGAGTTGGATTGAAGACTCATCTGATCTGCTGCGGGTTGCCCGCAAGCGTGACCTTCAGGTGGAGGGCTCTGTGAACTACACCCCTCCCGAGAAGGATCCGAAACGTGCTGGTCTGGCGAAGGACATCGTGGATCGTCTTTCCAAAGAGGAGATGAAGAAGAACCGGAAGCTGTCTCGCAAGGCTGCTGAAGAGATCGTTCGTGACCGGCACACTCCAAGCTGGGCGAAAAAGGCTGCCAAGCGGAATAAATAAGGTGAGATGACTGCTTTACCTCCACCTCCGAGCCGGTATCCGGGCGCAACCTCGCGTGACCGCAACTTCCAGCGGGTGCGTTTGCGTCAGGATACTGAGGAGAATTGGCTGCGTGATGACCCGGTGCTGGCCAGTGGAGAGCTTGCATACACCATCGGAGGGGGTTCTGTCGGCAGCATCCTGAAGTGTGGCGACGGCACTCGGAAGTGGTCGGAGCTTGAGTATTTGGCCTCTGCTGGCCCCTCTGGCCCCTCTGGTCAGCAGGGTGCTGCTGGCCGCAGTGTGCAGGTGTATGGGCCGAGCGAGTACCCGCCTGCCCCTAGCGTAGAGCTTCATGCTGGCGACATCTGGCTTTCCAATGGCTTGTATGCCCAGAACCCCTATTTCAAAGAGAGTCTCATTAAGCCCGGTGCTGATGGGCCTGCTGGTGCCGCCAGTTTCTTTTCTCCTCCCGTTGAATCTTCGTTTGACCTTCCGGTTGAAGGCGAGCCGGGTCAGTGCGTGATTGCTCTGGACACTGGTCATTTGTGGTCATGGAACGTAGCGGAATCGCGGTGGGTAGACGCTGGCAAGATTGTCGGAGGGAACACATAGATGATTTCATATCCTGCCGAGGTCTACGTCTATGACGGGAACGGGAACTGGGTTTCGATCAGCCCTCACGGTGGAGGTGGTGGCGGCAGTATTGTGCTGCCTATCCCCGCTAATGATGTCAGCGGGCTGGCTGATGTTGCTACTAGCGGTGCTTACGCCGATCTATCGGGAAAGCCTTCGATCCCATCGGCCCTCTCCCAACTAGCGAATGACGTTGGCTTTGTTGATACCGATGAGGCCAAGGCTGCGGCACCGATTCAGAAGCTGATTTCTGGCACGAACGTCAGCATAGACGCGAATGGTGGTGGTGTTTTTACGATCAATGCTGCTGGTGGCGGGGGAGGCAGTTCCGGCATTCAGGCTGTCTCTGGCGTTGCCCCGATCAACGTGGCAGACGGTACGACCAGCCCTTCGATTTCTGTGGCTGCTGCTGACCTGAGTTCAGCCGGTGTGGTTCAGTTGGGATCATACTCGGAATTGTCCTCTAATCCTGATAGCAACAATGTTGTCACGATTTCTGCGTTGCATGAATTTCGGGTAAAGATGCCAGAGGTTGCCCGGACTGGCGACTACTCTGACCTTTACGGCAAGCCGACGATTCCAACGCTTACTTCCCAGTTGACCAATGATTCTGGTTTCTTGACCGATTCAACGGTTCCGGTGAAGAACCTCACGGCTGGCAAGGACATCGACGTTGAAGAGTCGAACGGGGTCTTCACGATCTCATACACTGGTCAACTTGACGCAATCAAGGTGTCGCCGCCTCTTGTGTTCAGCAATGACACAATTTCGATAGACCTTCAAAACCTTGGTGCAATTTCTGTCGGCCCATCGTCCTCACAGGTGGCACCGGGGCTGACTATCGAGAACGGTTCGGTCGAGCAGTTCAACAATGCAGGCCAGTTGCACGATGCTGCCCGCATCTTCTTCGATCACGCCAATTCGCAGGGCGAGGCGTGGATCACACGGTACTCTGACCGTTTGAGTATCAACGCCGAGGATTTCGTATCCCTTGGCACGGGCAGCGACATCTCAAAGAACCTGACGGTCAACAGTCTCGGTTTCGTGGCCGTCAACGTCGATGCTGGCACTGCAACTCAGGGAGCATTTGAAGTCAAGGGTGATGGCTCAACTCCCGGTGCATGGATTGAGGCCGATGCTGGCGATGCATTGATCGTGTCTGGTGATGCAGACATTCGGGGGAGTCTCTGGTTCAACAACGACACCGGCACGGGGATTGCCTCGCCCGCCGCGGGTTCTGTCGCGTTGTATACCGGAGGGACGGAGCGGCTGCGGGTTAGGGCTGATGGGAATGTTGGGCTAGGGGTGGCTGGTGCCGCTAATATCCTGATTGACGGGAAAACTGAT